ATGGCAAAAATCGCACATACGATAGTAAATGAGATTCCGAAAAGATGGCTTAATAGTCATGAAGCCGAAAGGTATCTTGGCTGCAAGGAAAGGTTTTTGAGAAACCTTCGTCAAACAGGTCAATTGCGATTTTATAAGGTCGGAGGGCATGTTCTTTACGAAGTTAACGACCTTGATAAGCTTGTTATTAAAAATAAAGTTGTGTAGTGTTTTGATATTAGTTATAGAGTTAGGATTATAGATTAAGTTTCAGGTGGTGGTTAACTCGTGATGAGCATTCCACCAAAGGACGGAGCAAAGTTAGGGCTATTAAGGTTCGACCCCTTACCGTCCACGATTATTGAACGGTGCTCTTTGACATTATGAGAACAATAAAGCCGAAAGGTGCTATGAGTAGCAGAAATGCCGTGACCTCGTAGTGGACTGATTAGGCGGCTATATATGTGAATGATTTTTGAATGTGTAGTAATAGTGCGAAACGTCCATTAACGCAGTGAGTAGTCCGGTTGGGCAACGGAAGCCGCTAAGCTATATATTCATAACAATAACGCACGCTACAACTGAAATACGGTTGTTTCTATTCGATTAGGGCGTGCGTGCTACTTTTACAAATACCTTTATTATGAATATCTTAGCCAGTTTGGTAGAGAGATGTAAAGAAGAAATCGAAGACGCTGCTTATGAAAGCTATTGCAGCGGAGATAATCCTTATTACTTCAATGGTTGTGCGTGTCGATTCAGTCTGAACGATGATATTCAGATTGAAATATCATTTCTCTGTAGCAGCGGATATGAGGTTGCTATATATGGGGATAATTTATACCCCAATATAGAGAAAGCGATAGAGAAATTCTTATCGAAAAACGCTAACCCTTCGGCATGTTGGCAATCAGCCTACGATGATGACGAATGGCGAAACGTTGACGCAGGATGTGACCCTGCTTTCCCACGCTATGGGGACTTTGAAAAATGGGCGTAAATAAATAAGAAAATATAGTTGTACATGTATTTTTTGTGGTTGGTGCGGTTGTCTGTACCGCCATTGTTGCCAAGTATGTTTGGAAGGAGAGAGAAAGCTTCTGGGTAGTTTATAACGATATAAAGAAGGAATTGAAAATAGAACATAAATGAAGGAAAGAATTATTAAAGAAAGAAATCACACCTACCGCCAGCTATTTGAAATGGTTGGTGGGAAAGGCAAGTATCTACACATCAAAGCAGGCTTGTATGATTACAACGCTTTAGCAACCGAGAGAACAAGACAGAATGATATTGCACATTGCCAACCTGGGAATGGAAAATTTTTCCTTTCTTCTACAATAAAGGAAGGCTATGTAACAATCGGACAAAGGTATTAACAATTAAAAGAATAATAAAACAATGGAAAATCAAGTAGCAACAAACCCACAACCACAAACACTACAAACCTTGATGAGTTCAAGTGCAGTCGCCAAGAAACTCAATGAGGTTCTTGGAAGCGAAAAGAAAGCCTCCGCATTCATTTCCAGCGTCATTTCGGTGGCAAATGGAAATAAGCAACTCCGAATGTGTCAGCCAATGTCTATTCTTTCGTCGGCTATGATTGCGGCAACGCTCGACCTCCCTGTCGTTCCAACGCTCGGTATGGCTTATATCCTTCCATACAAAAACACGGCAACCTTTCAGATAGGGTACAAGGGTATTCTTGAGCTTGCTATGCGAAGCGGAGAGTTTCAGAATATTATTGACGAGGTGGTGTACGAAGGGCAGCTTGTGAGTAAAAATCGCTTTACTGGCGAATACGTATTCGATGAAGATGCAAAGAAGTCTGACAAGCCTATTGGTGTTATGGCTCGCTTTGACCTTGTTAATGGCTTCAGTAAGACAATCTTTTGGACTATTGAGGAGATTGAAGCGCACGCAAAAAAATTCTCCCAAGCATATCGCTCTGGTTACAATAGCCCATGGAAGACTGATTACCTTTCAATGGCAAAAAAGACAGTCGTCAAGGCTCTTCTTTCAAAGTATGCTCCTAAGTCGGTTGCAATGCAAACGGCTATTAAGTTTGACCAAGCGAAAGTTAAAACAAACTCCGATAATGTTGAGGAACTCAATATTGATGTATTCGATGCTGAGTATGTTGATAATGAAGCGCAACCTGTTGAAGCGGTGGCAGAGGAAGTTGACCCTTCAAAAGACCTTTTTGGAGGAGAAAAAGAGGGAAAGACCGAGAAGAAAAAGGAGGATAAGAAATAATGAACGACCTCCAAAGAACATCAGATTGGTATCTTTCACGTAAAGGCAAGCTAACTGCATCTGATATATATATCCTCCTTGCTAATCACAAGGAGGATATGACTGAGGAAGAGCTTGAACAATTCAAAAAAGATAACCCAAAGTCAAGAGTACGCACAAAGGAAGTACCCTTTTCGCAAGGAACGTTCTCGTATCTTGATGGAAAGATAGCTGAACAATTCATGCCAAATGACGCTTTCCTTGAATATATGGAGGATTGCTCTCCACGTTCACGTGCAATGGAGTGGGGAACGCTTATGGAAGATTCTGCTCGCACTCGCTATCAAGAGGAAACAGAAAACGAAGTGTTTGATGCTCCATTTGTTCCTCTTAAAGATTTTGAGAAGTTTGCAGGTGGCAGTCCAGACGGCATTATCCGTTCGGGCGGAATAATCGAAATTAAGTGTCCGTTCAACCCTGCCGTACATCTGAAACACTTTCTGTATGAAAAGGCAGATGACCTAAAGGAGGATAATCTTCAATATTACTGCCAAATTCAATACAACATGATTTGTGTTGAACGAGAAACGGGTGTTGAGGTGCCGTTTGGAGATTTCGTTTCATACGACCCACGAACATCAAGAAGCAAGCAATTAAAAGTTCTCCGCATACCAAAGGACGGAGAAACACAACGTCAATTACTCGAACGCACACATTTTGCGGTTGAGTATTTCAAAGAGAAAATCAATCAAATCAGTAATGCGAAAGCAATAATATAAGACAAATGGATTTCAAAGGTGTAATAAAAAAAGTACTCCCTGCTAATTCGGGAACGAAAAATGGGAAGGATTGGGTTAGCCAAGACTTTGTTATTGAAGAAGTCGGGCAACGTTACAATCAATCAATAGTGTTTAATGTCTTTGGGCAAGAGAGAATTGACTCGTTTCAGCTTGCAGAAGGACTTATGGTGACTGTTCAACTTGACTTCAACACGAACGAATGGCAAGGTAAGTTCTATAATCGTGTAACGTGTTTTAACGTAATACATGAAGGTGCAAAGACTACGCAACAAACGCAACCTGCTTCTGTAAGTAGTCAGCCTACGCCACAACAAGCGACTCCGCAGCAACAAGGTCAATCAGATGACTTGCCTTTTAATTAAGCCCCTCGTATAAACCGCATACGAGGGGCGGTTAAACGGAAATACATTTGTAAACAGGTAAGAAATGAGAAGTAAAACACATTCTCGGAAACTATAAACAAACAAAATTATGCAGAAAGTATTAGGACAGGACATCAAGGACTTGGACGAGCGCAAGCAGTTCCTCCTTGACAACGCAGACGAAGTGGTCGAAATGGATTACAGTAAGGCATTCGATGCCGACGAACTGGCAAAGAAAAAGACAGAGCTTGCAGAGAAGTCAATCAAGGTAAATGACCTTAAGGAAGCTATCAAAGACTACAAGGAAGAGGTGAATCTCGAATTGAAGCCTCTCAAAGAGGAGGTGAAAGTGCTCCTCAGCGACATCAAGGCTAAGAGTCGTGTCGTGAGAGAGAAGTGTTACAAGATTGTGGACGAGGGCGAGTGTATGGCTTGCTTCTACAACGCTGAGGGTGTGCTTGTGTCAAGCCGCCCTGCGACGAAAGAAGAATTATCCCCAACAATCTTTAAGGAGATACGCAAGGCGGAGTAACAACTATTTAACAAAATCAATTATGCAGAACGAAAAAATGCAAATCAATCTTGACAAAGACTGCCAAAAGGCAGAGGTTATCATTCGTGAAGTGGACAAAGTGAACGAGCTTCCTGTACTTGAACCCGAGAAGGTCAATGTCAGCGGAACTATCACCTCGATATTCTCTTTCCTCGAAAAGCGGTGGGGATGTGAGGGTCAGATTAACCACGAACACACACACATCATCGTAGACAGGGACAATCTCTCCATGACGCTTATCGCCAACGAGACGGACGCACGAAATAAAATGGTGATTGTCGGAAAGCTCCAGCTCTCCCGTCAGTTTATGGAGTTCCATATCAACGATGGTTACGCTTGGGAGCCTCTTGTATTGAGCCAGTTCATCAAGATGAACCGCGCTTATTTTTCCAACCGTGACGAAAATATGAAGCTGGTGTCGGTCTTTAAGAACTTTAAAGCAAAGGTCAATACGGACTACGAGCGAGACCGCAAGGAAAACGGTTCATATACGGACAACTATTCACAAATTGTAGATTCCAATATGCCCGACCGCTTCTCTGTAGTAATGCCTATTTTCAAGGGTACAAAAGCGCAGTCTATCGAAGTGGAAACGTATGCCACTATCAATGGGCACGATGTAACGGTGCAGCTTATTTCCCCAAGTGCACAGCAAGTTGTAGATGAAACACTGGACGCTATCATTGACGAGCAGATTGCTGCCATCAGGGAAATTGCGCCCGAGATTCCATTCATTGAGAAATGATTTTTCAGTAAGGTTTTAATAGTTTAGAACGTGGGGAAGCGTCCCCACACTTGCTTTGGTGGCGGAATTGGTAGACGCAAAATTAACTGTAATGGAGTGTGACGGAACTCCACGTTAAATAATAAAACGTTTCGAGACAGGAGTGTCTTGCGGTTGCAGGTTCGAATCCTGCCCAAGGCGCATTTTCTTAATAGTTTGCATTTATCTTATTCAGCCCCACAGCGGTGGGGCAATTCGAGATATGGTGTAATGGTAGCACGGCAGATTTTGGTTCTGCAAGCGGTGGCTCGAGTCCACCTATCTTGACATTACTATTCTTAATGAAAATATTTTTAATTCTTAGTTTATGGATGATATATCAAAAATGATAGACGTGTTGTACGCATTTAAGCTTGGAATGTACGTCATTTACAAAGATGACTATGGTACATGGTGGAGTGTAAGAGATACTCATGTATTTGACTTCCATCATCAGTATAGGATAATAGAAACATCTGATATAGATAATTATCTTGATGAACTTAATCGTAAATAGCATACGTATTATCTTAGTTTTTCATATAGGTATAATTTAAGTTTAGATTCGCCCCATGGTTCGTGAGAATAGTGGGGCTTTATGGGTATCTATGGTAGCTCGTAGGGTTCGATTCCTTAATGCCCGCTATATATGTCTTATAAAAATAGAATATGGAACGAAACATAATTCATTTATATGTAATTAGCGAATGTGGGAAGAAATGCCCGATGTGTTGTAACAATCTCTATGATATAGACGCAGTGCCAGTAGTTACGGTTGCCGAACTGAAGTCCGCCGATACGGTTTGCCTTACAGGTGGCGACCCTTTTCTATATAACGGGTTATATAAATTTATAGACAGATTAAGAGGGCAATATCCTAATATTAAAAATCTATATGCTTATGCGTCGGGGCATGCCTTATACAATTATCTCAATCTTAATTGGTTTGAGATTGGTAAACTTGACGGGGTATCCATAGCACCAAAAGATGTTAGTGATTGGGTGTCACTAAAAAATATACTCAAAAATGAGATGCTTAATAAGATTTTATCTTCTATGAAGTCTAACCGATTGATGATATTTGATAGTCAAAAGGCTAACTTTGAAAAGTTCCTAAAAAAAAAATATAGATTTGTCAATGTTTACAATCTTAGGCAGGAAATGGGACAAAGAATTTAACACTCCCGAGAACGAGATATTTAGGAGATTACCAATATTATTTGATGGTATTTAACTCTAAAAAGTATGAACAACAAGCTTGATAGATTAGCCACAGAATGGGCTAATACAAATAAAGATGCTACTTTGACAGAAGCATACAAGGCAGGGTATTTAAGGTGTACAGAAGCATGGGTAAATCAAGAAAGTTAGAAGCACATAGATGCTTTGATTGCAAATTTGGTTATCTAATGCGGTCAATACCCGTCAATCCTATAGTTTCTGAATGCACCATAACAAAGGTGCGTGAGGTTGCAAGTACACTACTTAAATGCGAACACTTCAAACCTCGTGTTGGCGATGCGGTGATTAACCCAATGAAATACTTAAAATGAATATACCTAAAACTGATAGATGTATGGATTTTATAGAAAAAGATTTAGAAGATATTATCTGGAATGCGTCACAAACAGACATTGGACGTGAAGAGTTAAAGAAGAGGGGGCTTGAAATTCATGGAAAAATGTACAGACAAGTGAATCTCGGAGATTATGGAAGATGTGATCTTCTCACAATATCAATAGACGGCAAAAATGTATGCGTGCACATATACGAACTTAAAAAAGGAGAGCTGTCTACTTCGACCTTGACGCAAGTCCTAAAATATAAAAGGGCAGTTCTTGATGTACTACTCGGGAAGCTACATAATCATCAAGTGTCTATTAAATGCACAATCGTTGGTCGATCTACTAACGGTTGCCTCGAAAGGATACTTTCATCCATCGAAGTTGATAGTTTAATTTATCGCTATGAAGTAAACGGATTATTTTTCGATGAAGGATGGAAATTTATAGACAGTCTGTTTGCTGGATACACACCATTATTTTCAAGAGAAGATTACAAACAAATGCTTTAGATTATGAATATTCCTAAAGAATTATATTACAGATTTTCGTCCCATAGAGTTGCGCAGTTTTTTCTCTATCTGCTTTTTATGTCCGATGACGACGGCAACATTAAGACGACACTTCGGCAGATGGCTAAGGATAATGAGTTTAGTACGTGGAGAGTTTCTAATATACTTAAAGAATTGAAAACTTTGGGTGCTTGCCAAATAGAAACCAAACAGAAACCAAGTAAGGACAAGACTATGTTAAGTATTTGTAATTATGAGTTTTATAATAAAACATCGAACACTTGCCAAACAAAAACCAAACAAAAACCAAACAAGGAAAAAGTAAAAGAAAAGGTTTCAAAAAAAAGTCAATTTGACTACTCTTTCGTTGATCCGCAATTCAGAAAACCATTTGAGGAATGGCTCAAATATAAGAGGTCTAAAAATCAAATGTACAAACGTCAATGTGACCTTGAACTTTGTTATAAAAAACTGAAAAAGTATAGCGATGGTAATGCAGAGAAGGCAACGCTTATTATTGAACAGAGTATGACAAATAATTGGAGCGGATTGTTTGAACTAAAAACATCGACTCCATCTACCACCCTTAAATCTTCTGAAATGAACTACGATAAAGATAACGATTGGTAATGGAACAAATAGACTTCAGAGCCTCTATTGAGAGGCTGCAAGATACAACGTATAAGCCACTGCCCGACAAGGTGCAAATCAGCATTCCAAATGCAGGAACACACCTCAAAGGGGGATTAAAGTACTTCTGTGGTGATAATGCAAAGTGGAACACTGACTATGAGAAGATAGTTCAGTGGCTCACTGATAACAAAGGTAAAGGCTTAATGCTTGTCGGTGGATGCGGTGTTGGCAAAACGCTGATAGGTATGAGGATTATTCCTTTACTTCTTAACCACTATTGCAGAAAGGTGGTAACAATCTGCACGGCAAATGAACTCAACAAGTCACCCGATGATTTTCTACGTAGTCATATTATCTATGTTGATGACGTGGGAACAGAGGATATATCTAATATCTACGGCAACAAGCGAGTACCATTTGCAGAACTCGTTGATGCAGCTGAACGTGACGGAAAATTACTAATGTTCTCTACCAACTTAGATGAAGAACATCTAAAAGCTAAATATGGAGATAGGGTTGTCGATAGGCTACACGCTATCACAAGAAGAGTAACAATAACTGGTAAAACAAACAGAAAATAAAGCTAATGGATAAAACAAACCTAAACGAGTTGTATAGTCAACTTAAAAACCTCGACAAACAAACCCTTACTTTAATTATCTCGCAGTTGCTTGTAGATAGGGTGATTAACTATGTGGAGATCTCTCAACTTTATGTTAACTACCTTGCTAAAGAGGAAGATAAATGTAGGATGATAAAAGCCGAATCTTCGGCTTGCTTGTATCAAAACCTCGTTCTTGACAAGACCTCGGATGAGTACTCACGCAATATTCAGAGAAGCCTAAAATTCCTTAATGATTACGGAAATATAAAGATTGATGACTTAAATGAGAGGTTTGGGTATAATACGAACAGTGACGATAACGAGTGATTCAAACCGAAAGTAACTATGTCGAATAATATCAATGCAGACTACGCCTATTGCAGGGGAGTGGGATGTGAATTAAGCAAACACTGCAAGCGGTATCTTCCAGACCCTCCCGATGCAATGCTGTGGTGGGTGCCTGTTGAGTATCGAGAGAATACTAACAAGTGTATTCACTTCCAACATAAATAACTAAAACAAAAATCAATATGGAAAAGAAAGATTTAGCAAAAGAGTATGCAGAAAAAGCATACAAAAAGAAAACAGGAATGCCTATCCTGTGGTTTGACAAAGAATTTACAGGGGACGACATAGAAGCAGCTTTCAACGCAGGGCGTGAGAGCGTGGTGGAGAATATGCCAGATTTAAAATGGCAGAAATCATCGGAAGATATGACGGCTCGCACTCTGTTCGGGATGTATAGCTTTAGCAAATCTAACGCATTATGGTTCTACGCTTATAGAGGTGTTCATTTGTTTTTTGATACGCATAAGACGTTTGAGGACGCTAAAAAGGTTGCGCATAATGATTACAAGGAATGGGTTAAACACGCATTAGGGTTATGAAAGAAAAGAAAGATTTAGCAGAAAAATATCTTACAAAGGCAAAAGAAAATGCCATATACTTCAAAGATGGCAGCTTCCCTAATATGCCTTTGTTTCAAGAAAATGACATCAAAGCAGCTTTCAACGCAGGGCGTGAGAGCGTGATGGATAGTATTCCTGAATTGGAGTGGAAAGATAATGACATTGCCGTTGAGGAAGAATTTGCACCTTGCCCTGTTGGTAGATACGAGGTTTCACGTTGGGATGAATTATTTGAAGTTTGGTGTAACTCTCTTTTTCTTGGTTATCGACCCTCACTTTCAGAAGCCAAGCAGGCAGCCAATGAGGATTACAAGAAACGAATAAAACAAGCATTGGGACTATGATTTCAAAAATTATGTTTACAGAGTTAAGGCGAGTGTGTTCAAATGGGTATATGCACTATATTCCTGAGTTTGAGGAAACATTTCCTGAACTTAAAAATTTAAGTAATGAAGAAATGGTAGATAGGTTTAGAAAACTTGGTATTGAATTTTACACTACCGAAGAGAAACCCGTGTCTCTGCTTGTTAGGTTATCTATGCCTTTTGCTTTCATTACATTTATAATTATGTTGATAACAAGCCCCATACACTTTTTCATTACAGGTAGATGGAAGTATCGGTTAAAAAGCAATGGCAAACTTATGAATTGGTTTGACGCAGTAGGTTTCTAATATATAAAGACAATTTTGAGTTATGACAATAACAGAATTACAGAAAGAACTTCAAGAAATGTACGAAAAGTATGGAGATATTGAGGTAGCTATCCAAAACGGCGACGATGGCGGAGACTACTTCGGCTAGCGAGACGCTGTAAATGTAGAAGTCGAGGGAGAATACCCAAACCGAGAGATAGTTATATATTAATATGAAATGCCATTACGAAAAGATTAAAGGTGTCGGCAAGGTGCTTATTCCCAGATGTTGGTCAGTTACCATAAGCGGAGACATTCGGGATTGCACCTGCCACTCCACGACCTATGCAGCCTTTGAGCGTGCCGAGTTCAAAAAAAAGGAAGTCGAGCGTCTGAAATGTATCATTACAGAACTCGAAAAAGAGAATGAGTATTACAGAAAATTATTAGAACGAAATGAAATAAATTTATGACAACACAGAAAGAAATAGATGAGATGTTTATCGGAATTTTAGAAAACATCTCTCAGATATGTGACAAAACAACATCTGGCAATGTATCTCATAATATTGCTACAATTAAATATAAGTGCCGAGATATGTTGCAGTTTTACAAACAATATCCTGTAACCCTTTGGCACTCTGTGAAAGCTGGAGAGTTGCCACAAGCAGGAAAGGTCTGTATGTTTGGCTATCAAGGGAAGCTATACAAGGGGTTCATGTACGAGGACGGAGCATTACACTTTGATGATGAGTTTTCCCCAATGCTCGACATAAACGAATTGGACTATTGGATGGAAATGCCAGAGTTACCAACAGAACAAACAGAATAATTATGATGAAAGTTAAAACATTATTGCCATTGGGCATAGTTTCGTTTATAGCCCTTTACATGGCATACGCCTTTGTAAATTGGGATATAGCATGGGTGATACACGTTGACGCAATTAGCAGATTTCTTTTTGTCTTGTTCTGTGTGTCGCTATTCATGATGTCATTAGCAGTCTATTTGGAGTTTGAAAGCAAAGAACGATTAGCATATGAACGGAATAACACCAAGTTTACAGAAGAAAATTGACTACTCCATAAAGGTAATGCAGAAAGCTGAACGGCTTGCCCTATCAATGAACGATGATGGTTTTTGGTTAGCCTTTAGCGGTGGGAAAGATAGCCAGGTGTTATATCACCTTGCACTCATGTCAGGTGTGAAGTTTAAAGCACACATGAATTTAACAAGCATTGACCCGCCCGAAGTTATTCGCTTTGTTAGGAAGAACTATCCCGAAATCGAAATGATAAAGCCAAAGATGAGCATTTATAATATGGCAGTCGAAAAGGGAATATTACCTACAATGCGATTACGATGGTGTTGTGCCGAATACAAGGAAACATCAGGCGCAGGATATATAACGTTAATAGGCGTGAGAAAAGCAGAAAGCGTAAGGCGGTCAAAGAGAGAAATCGTTGAGAGTATGAACGCAAACCCAAAGAAGCGCAAGCAATGGAACTTTGACCAATTCTCCGAGCACGAAGAAAGCCTTGTGCAATGTATGGGAAACGGCAAGGAAAAGATAGTAGTTAGCCCTATCCTATATTGGACTGATAATGACGTTTGGACGTTTCTTAACGCTAACAACATAGAGCATTGCAGCCTGTATGATAACGGGTATAGGCGTATTGGTTGTATTTGTTGTCCGATGTCTTCTTTCAAACAAAAAAAGTGCGAGAGATAAAAGATTATCCGCACGTCAAAAAAAAAGAATTGGATAAAAGCGTGTGCAGAACTAAAAGAGAAAGGTCTTGAATCTTACGGTTTACCTCCTGATGAAATGTTTGATTGGTGGATAAGTGGCAAGTCTTACAAAAGGTGGTATGCAGAGAAATATTTACAACAGAAACTTAACTTCAAAGAACTAAAAACAGAAAAGTAATATGAAAAGAGTAAACAAACCAAACAAAAGCGGCATTATTGAAATTGACTTTGACGGACACGTTAAAGCAGGTTTCAAAGTAGAGAACGGAAACATCATAGTCTTAGGGGCTATGGATGGATATGGAGTACCAATCAAAATAAAAGATTAATATGATATTTTTTATAAACCTATTAATGTTTATTCTTATTTCTCTTGCTTGCGTGTTTATGGCAAAATATGTTCCTAATGAGTACGCAAAGATAAACAAACGGATAGACAATTTGTTTGCTAATCAACGAACGATATATAAATATCACCTGCTTTCGTTGTTGGCGCAAATGAGAAATTCTAAAACTTTAGCTATCATGCAGGAGGAATACGAGATCGCAAATAGCATACAAGAGAACATAGAAACAATAGAAAATGAATTGGAAAGATTATGAAGCGTGAAATATTATTCAGAGGAAAAGACAAAGTAACAAAAAAGTGGGTGTACGGTGATTACACCCACAACGAGGGGTTAAATACCCATTACATATCACGGAATGTCAATAACATATCCCGAAAGGTATGGGAGGTTGATCCCGATACCGTTGAACAGTACACAGAGTTCAAGGATAAGAATGGCAAGCAAATCTTTGAGGGGGACATTGTTCACATTAAAAGTGATGGCTATGACTTTTCTGAAGTTGGAGTAGATTTTCACAGAATAGTGTCCTTTTACGATGGGACGCTCTGTCTTTCAATAGGTGATGTATTCCACACGCCTATAAGCGATTATATCCACGGTCTTGAAGATTGGGATGTAGTAGGCAACGTAACAGATAACCCCGAATTAATGAAGTAAAGCGCATGACTAAGAAAATTCCTAAACACTGCACTCTCCCTATTTACCATTGTGCAGACGGGGTAGATACGATAGTTTGCTGGGCGTTCCTTAATGAAAGATTTAAGGAGTGTCCATATACAAATTGTGAATGTTATAAACAAGAATGAAGTATGAAGAAAATAATGTTTAGTGATGCTTTCTGCTTGACAGAGGCGGTGCTGAATGGCACAAAGACAATGACAAGGAGGATTAAAAATGAGAAAGATAAACCTAACTGGACGTAGATTCGGAAGACTCGTTGTGTTGTGTGAAGGAAACAAGAAAGGTAAAAACACAACATGGCATTGCAAGTGTGATTGCGGAAAAGAATTAGACATTATAGCTTATAATTTGAAAGATGGTCACACAAGGTCATGTGGTTGTCTTGCTTTAGATGTAAATTCTAAACTCCACAAAAAGCATGGAGATACAAAAACAAGGTTATTTAGGACATGGCAACACATGTTGAGTAGATGCTATAATTGTAATGTAAAAGGATATAAAAATTATGGTGGTCGGGGAATATCTGTATGTAGAGAATGGATAGATTCGTTTTCCGATTTCAGAGATTGGGCACTTCGCAATGGATATAACGAAGAATTGTCTATAGATAGAATCAATGTTAATGGAAATTATGAACCAAGTAATTGTAGGTGGACAACTGCAAAAGTGCAAGCAAATAACAAAAGAAATAACCGATTATTAACGTACAAAGGACAAACTAAAACTCTTTCAGAATGGGCAGATATAGTAAAAATATCATCAGTTGCAATCAAAGCAAGAATAGATATGTATCATTGGAGCATAGAAAAAGCACTAACTACTCCTTTAAGGAGATTAATACCAGATGAAGAAGTGAAGTGTGCTTGCGGTTGTGGAACTATAATAAAAAGATTTAGCAAATATGGTAGAGAAAGGAAGTATGTTGTTGGTCATAATAATTATATAAGAAAACAAAATCAGCGGCAAAGGTACGTGGGAGAGTAACCCATGGGTGGCAGCGTATGAGTTTAAATTAATTGATTAGCGTATGGAGTTAATAAACGAATCTAACCCTATTGCACGAAAAGAGTATCGTTGCGAATTGTGCAATCGCATAATTCACAAAGGACAAAGATACCGTAAACAGTTCAATAAAGATTGTGGCGACGTCTGGTCTTTCAAAGGTCATGAGGAATGCTTCGAACTGATGTCAATTATCGACTTCATCGACTACTACGAGGGAGTTGACTGCGATGCGTTCGAAGAAGCAATCACAAATTATGTTCAAGAATATCATAACGATGCAGAAGACATCATAAAGGTTGCTCTTCAGAACCGTAACTACTATGCTTTAGTTAAGATGATATTAGCGGAGCTTAAGGAAAAAGGGATTAAACACATAAAATTAGTTGATTAGCGTATGGAATATACTCACGCAAGCCTCTTTTCGGGTATTGGTGGAGCAGAACTCGCTGCCTCGTGGATGGGCTGGACTAATGTGTTTCATTGTGAAATACAAGAGTTTCAACGAAAAGTTTTAGAGTATTGGTTTCCTAATAGTATTTCTTATGAAGACATTACAAAAACAGATTTCACCGAGTGGAGAGGACGCATTGATGTTCTCACAGGAGGATTCCCTTGTCAACCATTCAGTGTTGCAGGTAAGCGAAAGGGAGCGGAAGATAACCGCTATCTCTGGGGCGAGATGTTACGAGCGATACGGCAAATTCAGCCCACTTGGGTTGTTGGTGAAAACGTTAATGGAATCCTCTCAATGGTACAGCCCTGTAATGCGGTTAAAGTGGGACGCACGGATGATTTGTTCGAAGAGAATTACATATACAGAACAGAGCAACAATTCACTATTGACGTCATCTGTGAAGACCTCGAGCATGCAGGATATTCAGTCCAGCCGATTGTTATTCCGGCTTGTGCCGTCGGAGCACCCCACAGAAGAGATAGGGTATGGATTGTTGCCCACCGTACAGACACAGGGACTGAAGATTTGCAACAAGGAGGGAAAAACGGAATTTCTAAGTCCTCTATTGCTGCCAACACCGACAGCAATAGACAAAGGGTCAGGACGCATAAACAAATCATTGAGCAAAAATGCAACAGAGCGACCAACATTGGCAAAATGTGCAAAGATGCAGCTTCTCCCGACACTCAATGCGTCGGAGGGAACGAAGTGGACAACAAAGTACAATGCAAACAGTCAAATGGGGAAAGGACTGACGGCAATGGCATGTTC